AAGAAGCTCGGTCTCGTGGAATCCAAAAGACTTTTATTCAGGTTTGAAAATTAATGGGACTTAAACAAAAAATATTACAAGCAATGGGAGGTGTAGAAAAATCCGTTGTAAACAAACGGGTAATTGTACGAAGCAATGGAAACCCGCCTCGCCGAAACTTTAAAGCGCCCTTGAAAAAAACCCAAAACCTACGCAACGAAAGTTCCATAGCAGCCGGCGCGGTTACCCGTTTAACATCGGATTGGCTCGGCATTACACGATCAATCAATGCAGACATACGCGCGGGATTAGTGCGCATTCGCGCGCGCGCGAGACAAGCGGCGATGGAAGATCCTTACGCAAAGAAATTTTTACGAATGCTGGAAAGAAACGTTGTTGGTCCCGATGGGTTTATCATGCGCGGCAAAGTTCAGAAAGAAGTTAGAGATAAAGAAACCGGCAGAATACGTTTTGAAAAAGAAAGAGATATCAACCGGCTTATCGAAAGTAAATTTAAAAAATGGTCAAATAAAAAATTCGCTACCGTTCTTGGTAATGTTTCATTCCGCCGCGCGTGTCAATTAATTGTAAAGTGTACCGCGCGCGACGGTGAAATTTTTATCATTGAAAGAAGAGACACAAACAAATTTGGTTACTCATTACAGTTAGTTGAATCCGATTACTGCGATGAAACATTTAACTCAGTGTTAAGCAACGGCAACGTTGTGGTAATGGGAGTTGAGATTGATAAACAACGCCGTGTACAGGCTTACTGGTTCAGAACTCCGCGGCTTGAAACAGAAGCCATGGGGGGAATATACGGCGGCAAGCGCACCCGCGTTGAAGCAAGTAAGGTCATTCATGTATTCGTAAAAGAATCGCCGTTCCAGTTACGCGGCATTTCATGGTTTGCCCCAATGCTCGTAAGGCTGAAGATGCTTAACGCTTACGAAGAAGCGTCTTTAATTGCCGCCCGCGTTGCTGCGTCTCAAACAATCGCGCTCGAGAAAAAAGATAACTACGGCGGTCCGGGACCGAACAAAGCCAACATTGCAGGCGGAACCGAAGACAGCAGCGGGAATATAGTTCAGCCAATCGCGCCAGGTGAAGCATGGCTGGCTCCTGACGGGTATAAAGTTATTAACTATACGCCCACCTCTCCTAATGACAAACAAGCAAATTTCACCGAACATAATCTCCGCGGTATTGCTACCGGCGGCGATGTATCGTTTATAAATCTCGCAAACAATTATTCCCAAGTAAACTACACAAGCTCACGAACAAATTTATTAGAGGAAAGAGATTCATTTGAAGACTTGCACGCATGGTGCAAAGAAGATTTTCTCGATGACATTTCTTCGCACTGGTTCGAGATGGCTTGTATCTCCGGCGAGCTTCCGCGCGAGTGGCTGCTTAACCTGGATTATTATGACAAGATAGAATTCAAAGGGAGAGTGTGGCCATGGGTTGACCCGGAAAAAACAGCCAACGCTAACATCAAAGAAAATTTAAACAACATGAAAACTCTTCAAGAAATCTTTGATGAAAAAGGTTTGGATTGGGAAGAAGAGTTGGAACAGTTGGCGGCGGAGAATGAATTTCTTGTTAAGCGGAAATTAAGAAGAGAAGTTCAGCAGGTAGTTGTAGTCGGCGATGTTCCGTCTCCGGAAGATGATGAAAAAGAAAACGGCAACGGCAAAGCAAAACATTATGCAGCATTTCAAAATTAATAAGAGACTGTTATGAAATACCCAATTAAAAATTACAAGAAATATTCTAAGAATGAATTCCAGATCAAAAATGAAAATGAAGATACTGCAGACTTGATGATATACGGAATCATCGGCGATTACTGGGATGAAGTTGACGCGAAAGATATTGTACAGTCTATAAAAAATATAAAAGCAAAAGAAATTATTGTAAGCATTTATAGCGACGGCGGGTCAGTGTTTGCCGGGCTTGCTATTTATAACGCGCTAAGAGAACACCCGGCAAAAGTCACAGTAAAAATTGATTCACTCGCCGCGTCCATCGCTTCGGTTATTGCCATGGCAGGAGAAGTTGAGATGCCGGAGAATGCTTTCTTAATGATTCACAATCCGTGGGGCGGAGTTGTGGGCGAATCTAAAGACATGCGTAAGATGGCGGACATACTCGATAAATTAAAAGGCAGTTTAATAATGCCTTACAATTCTAAAACCAAAATTGCCGACGAAGAAATTTCCAAAATGATGGATGAAGAAACATGGCTTACCGCCGCCGAGGCTGTGGAGAAAGGCTTTGCTGATAGGATCATCGGTGAAACAAAAGCGCAGTTTAACAACTTCGCAATTTTTAATCAGCTTACAAATTTTAAAAAGGTACCCGAGTCCATTAAAAATATAATTGCACACACACACTACGAGGATGGGTTAGATTTTCTTGATGAAGTAAAAAGAATAATGGACGAAAATAAAAAAAGTTTAGAAAACAAAATTGAATCAATCACAATCACGGGGGGGAATACCTTGGACGAAAAAGACAAAAACAAAGATCTTACACCGGAGCAGCTTCGCAAAATTGAAGATGAAAAAATCGACACGTTTGCGAAGAGCCGCTTTGACGGTAAGTTCAAAGCATTTGCCGATAAAGCAAAAGCAACCGGTTTAAATTATGATCAATTCGCATCTCTTGTGTTTGACAAAATACAGGAAGAAGGAAGCACATTTGAAACACCGGCGTCGTTTCTTGATTTATCGCCGCAGCAATTAAAAACATTCCGGCTTACACGCGCCGCACAAATGGTTATCGAAGGAAAAACCAAGCTGCCGGAATCTGAAAATATCTCTTTTGAATTCGAGTGCTCAAAAGCAATTGAGAAGAAATTGGGCAAAGCTCCGCAGAACGGAACAATCTATTTGCCTTACGACATCCGCCAGCGCGAACTTAAGCACTCTGTTAAGAGCAACAAATTTATGAACGCGCATTCTACCACACCCGGGGAAGGCGGCGAGTTCGTACCGACCGAACACAGAACCGATCTGATGCCTGAATTCTTACGCAACGCTACTGTTATGGGCAGACTCGGTGCGACTATTCTCACGGGACTTCAGGGCAATCTTGAAATTCCTAAAATTGTTTCATCGCTTTCCGTTTCCGCAGTTGCGGAAAACAACGCCGCGAGCGCCTCATACATTACTACGGGCAAGCTTACTGCTCAGCCTCATACAGTAAGCGGCAACACGCAGTACGGACGCCAGTGGTTCTATCAATCTGATTTATCGGTTGATACAATGCTGATGAACGAACTTGAAGCGACGAAGAACGTTAAGGTAGATTACCTGTCGCTTAACGGTGACGGCGTTACTACCGAGCCGCTTGGATTTTTAAAGACACCCGGAATTACCGATGTTGAAATGACCGCGCCTACATGGCGGAAAATTCTTTCGTTCGCAAAAACGATAAAGAAAGCAAACGCATTTTCCGGCAGCCGATTTGCGTGGTTAATGTCCGCAGATGTTGAACAGGAGGTTAAAGCCGCCGAGAAATTTGCGACAACAGGGCAAACGTTTTTGATGAACAATCAAATGGATGGTTTCCCTTATGAATGGTCCAACCAGGTTGGCGATCAGGTTCTTACACTCGCGAACTGGGCGGAAGCCTATATGTTGTTCTGGGGCGCCGAGGAATTATTGATTGATCCTTACAGCCTTTCAACTGCCGGTCTTGTTAGGCTTACAATTTTCTCGATGTTTGATTTCTTATTCAGACAAACACAAGCCGGTGTTATTGCTGATGATTACGCGCTTGTTGGATAATCTTGAAACGATGATTAGCCCTCGAGCAATCGGGGGATTATAAATTTTGTTAATTAATTAAAAGGAGAACCAAATTGGAATTTCCACAAATAACCGCATGGGATGAGAACAAACTAAACGTCGTTGAAAAAATGAAAGTGTTAAAACCCTTTCGTAATAACAAGGACGGGCAGATAATTAAAATGAAGCATGGCGATCCTATTGAATTGAAGGGCGATCTTAAAAAAGATTTGTATCATCAATTAAAGGTTTGTTACCCTGCTGATTTTAACGCGCTTGATAAATTCTTTGAAGCGCAGAAACAAAGCGGCGTTACTTATGCCGCGCCGCCTTCGGTTGCTAAAGCTACCGATGTTGATATTTTAAAAGGCAAGGTCGCTGAGCTGGCTAATGTAGTTGAAGCTCAGAATAAAACCATTGCCGAATTGATTGAACAAAATACGGCTCCGGGTAAAGGAGGTAAAAAAAACTAACATGAAAAAATTCATAAGTATAATTATAATTTTACTTACCGCGCTGATGATTAATACAGCAGCGCAAACCGCTACGGATAATTTGACTGTTGTTGATTTCCAGAACAGCATCTCTTACGTCTGGCGCGGGGTTGATATTGATTCAGCCGAAACTGTTTGGAGTCAGTGGTTTAAGTTATCTGATTATGACGGATACAACACTGTTGATGATACAACCAGCGCGGCGAATGTTAAACCGCAAGTTGGTTACCGCTTTACTTTAGATGCCGGGAATACAACCGTTAAAACAAACGTATATCATTATGTTAATTACGTTCACCCGGATTCATTAAGCGATTGGATAGTAGCAGACACACTTGCGGTAATAACAGCAGAGACAGCAGGTCACGGGGAGGTTGACCTTAACAACTACAAGGCTCCTTACAATAAGCTGCAAGCTGATAATTTAGATACAGGTCAATCAGGTAAATTAAACTTTGGAATTTATTATCCTAAAAAAGAGTAACCAATGTCAATCACCGAACGAGACATATTTCTCAACACAGCAGACTTCGCCGATGCGGTTGTATTTACTCCGGTCGGCGGGTCTGCTAAAACTTTGAACGGATTGTTCTGGAGTCCGGGCGAAGTTGTTAACGTAGGCGGAGTTGATATTGTACTTCAGAACTATATGATCGAACTCGCTTCCGAAGAGGTTGCGGGTTCGGACACAAATAGCACGGTTGTTAAAGACAGTATCACTTATTACACCGGTGAACAATTACCCGACGGACATGGGTTTACAAAAATTAATTTATCGCTGGATCAATATTAATGGATTCCCGCCAAAAGCATGCGGGAATGACTGGAAAAATAAATGGCGCTGGCAAGCATAAAAGATCATGAAATTATTGAAGCGATGAAAACTCGTTTTAAAGCAATTGCCGCCGGCGCGGATTATTACTACACGTACAAACACGTTACGGATTGGTACACAGGCGCTTATAACAAAACATCCGATTCACCATCACTTGATATTAAAGATGATGAAGAAAGTTTATTAGAAGTTCAGGAAAGTTCCGAGACTCTGCATGACATAGACATGCTTGTACATGTTGATATTATGTGTCACGGTAAAAATCACGTTGAAAACATCCGCAAGATGAAAGCCGATATCTTAAAAAATATTAACACAGATCTTACCTGGGGAGGGTTGGCGTTTCATACAACGTTTATAAGCTCAGAAAGAAACGTGATTGACCAGTTAGGAAGAAAAGTTTCCGATATGAGAATAAGTATCGGGATCCATTTTAGAAAAAACGCATGGAGTAATTAAATGAATGACAAGAATAAAGTTGCTGAATCTAAAGTTGCTGAATCTAAGGTTGCTGAGCCTGTCGAAGCAACCGGGGCTTCGACAAGCTCAGCCCCCGATCGAGAAATAGAAGCAATTAAACCGCCGCCGTTAGCGGGGTCTTTTACTTTAAGTAAAGATAGAAAGCTATGGATCGCCGGTGACGACACAGCTAAACAACAGGTTGAAAATTACTTAAAAGAATTTGGTGAGAAGGCGGCAAAAGAAATTAGAATTAAATAAAAACCAAAAGCTAAATAGGGCATAGCCCTACGAAGCTTTAGCGAAGTAGGGGGGAAAATAAATGGAAAGAGTAAGAGGATTAATCCTCGCAAAGATTGAAGGTTCGTACGGCGTAGACTCATCACCGGCTGCGGCGACCGAAGCTATTATTACTAAAGGTATGCCGTCGTTTGAAGTTGTCGGCGATGCAAAAGCGCGAGAAATACCTTTGAATTATTTTGGTTCATCCGCGCCAGTTAATGTTGGTCAGGCTCTTAAAGCTACATTCACAACCGAGCTTAAAGGCTCAGGCGAGGCGGGCACGCCTTCTCGTTACGGATGTTTATTCAAAGCTTGCAACATGACCGAAGCTGTGAGCGCGGGCGTAAGCGTATCATACACTCCCAACAGTGTACTGGACGGCTCTTCGGTTACTTTATATTTCCACGCGGGCGGAACTAAACATTTGCTTGTCGGTTGTGTCGGTACTTTTAAACTCAATCTTAAAGCCGGTGAGATCGTATCAATCGATTGGGAATTCACCGGGCTGTATGCGGGCACTCATGCTTCAACAGTTACTTATCCAACGCCTACGCATGAAGCCATCGCGCCGCTAATCTGGCAGAAAGGTAATTTCATTTTAAATGCCGTTGAAGATTTAGTTGTAACTGAAATGAGTCTTGACATAGGTAACAATGTTGTTAAACGCGATGACGGAAACTCAGATAACAACGGCGTCGCTCGTTATGTTATAACAAACAGAAGCGCGAGCGGCAGCGTAATGATTGAGAAAGAACCTCTCGCAACACTTAATCCATGGACGCTGTGGGACGGCTCTACTCAATTTAATCTTGAGACAAAACCAACCTTAACGGCTGGCAACATTTTTGAAATAGCAATGACCGGCGCAACGCTGGGGATACCGGCTTACGGCGATCGTGAAAATATAATGATGTGGAATCTACCGTTCACCTTTAACCCTACTCTTGCGGCTGGTGATAACGAAATAATAATAACATTCAAATAGTTTATAACAAGCGGGCTGCGCGGGTACGCTTCGCCACCATCACCCTGCGTAGTCCGCTTCTAAATTTGTAGGGATTTCATTAATGAAATCCCTACTAAACGAGGTGACAATGGCTTTAGTACTTAGACAAAAAGAATACCAAGGAAAATTTTTTGATAACATCTCCGGCGAAAAAGTAGGTCTGTTTTACCGCCGAGCCACAACAAAGGAAAAAAATAAATTCAACTCCGCGATGGCGAACCTAATTCTTAAACATCAGGAAACAAAAGACCGCGAAACATTTATTGATGATAACAACGAACTGCAAGAAGAATGGGGCGATAAAGTTTTAGTCGGGATTGCGGACGGCGATTTTTATCTCGATGAAGAAAGCGAACAAACAATGTCCTCCGATGACAAGTCGGAGAATTATTACCCGGGCTGGAGAGCGGTAATAAAAGAAGAGCGCCCGGAATTATTAAGAGCTCTTTGTAACCTTGTGTTCAGCGAAGTAAGGCATCTGCCGGGCACGGAAAAAAAAAGGACTTCGCAGATCAGTTTAGAGAATACGACCGAGCTGCTTTAAGCGTAACGTACGAAAGAATTTTAAAAGAGCAAGGCGGCAATAAACAAGCCGCCGATTTAATTTGGCAGGATTACCAGAGCGACAGAAAAGATTACGAACCAACATGGATGTTCAATTACATGATGCACTTACACAACCTACAGGATACCGGTTACAAGATTGACCCGGACGATTTAAGCCCGGAAGAATGGGACACACTTTCTGAATTTAAGATCGCGTTAAATAATTACCAAACGGAAAAAATAAGACGCAAATAAAATGGCAACTAAAAACAAAGTTGAAGTTGAAATAGACGGTAAAAACAACGGGGCTGTTAAAGCTATTAATGGTGTTGAGAGCGCAATGGCAAAACTCGGGGGGCTTACTGGAAGTTTAGACTTACGCATGTTGGGTGTAAGTTTATCGGTCGCTGGGGCGGCAACTGCCTTAGTGTCATTAATTAAGAACGCAATTAATACGGCTGATGAAATGTATATGATGAGCCAGAAAGTAGGCATAAGTGTTGAGAGTTTGTCAACGTTAAAATATGCCGCCGACTTATCGGATGTATCATTAGAGAGCTTACAAACAAGCCTTGGAAAATTAAGCAAAAATATTTTTGATTTTACACAAGGCGCCGGAGAAGCTAAGGATGCATTTAGGATACTTGATATAACTACAGTTGACGTCACCGGGAAAATAAAAACCGCCGATCAAGTGATGCTCGAAGTTGCCGACCGTTTTGAAATGATGGAAGACGGCAGCGTAAAAACTGCGCTTGCGATGAAGTTGTTCGGAAGAAGCGGCGCCGAATTAATACCAATGTTAAACGGCGGGTCGAAAGGTATCCGTGAACTTCAAGATGAAGCAAAGGCTTTGGGATTAGAGATAAGCGAAAGAACCGCAAAAGCTGCTGAAGAATTTAACGATAATTTTACGCGCTTAGGTTACGCTATGAGCGGCGTTGGAATACAAATAGCTGAAGAGTTGATGCCGACTCTGTTGGCTGTATCATCCGCTTTTGTTGCTGCCGCAGCAAACGGCGGTACGGTTATGACAGTTAGTCAAGGCTTAGGGATGTCAATCAAAATATTAGCTACGGTATTTGGCGGGGTTGCTGTTGGAGCTATAGTTGCCGGGCAAGCTCTTGGAACTTACTACGCGGCTATGGCAAAAATATTAACACTCAATTGGGACGAAGTTGATGATGTTATTGCTTTTGGTTTTAAAAATATAAAAGACACTTCTCTTTCGGCAGGAGCGGCGTTTAATGCTTTGTGGGGTGATACAAAAGGTTACATGCAAACCCTCGAGCAATTACGCAAAGCTCAATTGGACCAACAAGCCCTTGAAGATGAACGAGCTAAGCATGAAAAAATAAGAAAAGAAGCTGAAGCGCTGAATAAACAATGGGAAGAAACAGCCGCAACTTTAAAGAACGATATCCTTTTAGCCGGGCTCGATCCTTTCGATGCAAAACTTTTACAGATCAATTTGAAAGCCGAAGATCTTAAGCAAAAGTTTGCCGGAATACCCGGAAGCATAGCGTTAATAAATCAGAATCTTCAGGCACAGCAAGCCGCGTTAATTTCAGATGCCGCCAATAAGGGAGTTGAAGACGCATCCTCGATTGATGAGGATATGAACGCCGAAATGTTCGCGAAGTACGAAGCGGAACAAACCGCTGCGGAAGAGACATGGTTATTTAAACAAGGCTTAATGATTGCCGAATTTGAATTGGCTGAAGAACTTAACCAGGCGCGTATTGATATGGCTGTTGACGGCGCGGGTATGATGGCTGACGCAATGAGTACTTTGTATCAAACCCTCGGCGAAAAAAACAGAGTTTGGTTTGACGCGTGGAAAGCCTTTGCAATTGCGGAGGCAACAATAAACGCATACAACGCGGTACTCGGTGCATACAAAGCCGGGGCGTCACTCGGCGGGCCTATACTCGGCGCAGCTTATGCGGCGGCTGCCGGCATTTTCTCTCTCGCTAAAATTGCGCAGATAGCCAGTACACAGCCGGGCTCGCGCGCGGGCAGTTTATCTGCGTCATCATCTCAGCCGTCAATCAGCAACAATCAACAAACTACCAATAACAATAACAACGCGGTTACTAAAAATTATACAATAGTAATTAACAGCAACTATCAGGATCCTGATCAGCTTGCGCGGGACTTGATACCGCATCTTAAAAAAGCAGAGGGGGACGGGCTTGGGTGATTTATGGTTGATGGGTAATGGATGATGTTTAATGTTGAAAAAAAATAATGAGGGTTTTATGAAAGATTTTTTCGGACAAAATTTTAAGTGGATTATAACATTGGCGTTTTTAACCGGCGCGAATGTTACAACTATTGTATTGGCTGTTGAAAGTAAAATTGATAAAGAAACAGCTATTCAGATTGTTGATACGAGATTGGCCGAACGAGCTTATCCATTGATTGAAGGCAAGTTAACAGAACGCGATATGATAAGATTACAAGCTGATATTCAAGAAATAAAAAGCGACATAAAAAAAATTCTTAATGAAAAAGATATGAAAAAATTTCTTAATGAAAATTCGGGGGGAAAATGAAACAATTTTTAAGCGGTAAAAAAACCTACATAATTGCCGGTCTAATGGTTTTAATAGGGCTGGTGAAATGGTTAGTTGGAGACATCACGCTTGTTGAATTTATTACAAGCGATGATATTATGATTGTTCTTGGAGGGTTTGGACTTGGATCTTTAAGAGCAGGCGTAAAGAAAAGCGGGGTGAATATAATTTTGATACTGCTGCTGCCCCTTGTGTTTATGGGCTGTTCAACATCTGCGTATACTTTTGAAAGCGAGATAGGGCTTGATCTAACAAATGAACCGCAGCAATTAGCTGAGATTGTAGACGCAGTGTATGCCGGTTACGAACAGTACGAAATTAATAAAGGGCAAAAAGTTGACGCGCTTGCGCTCGCTTTAGAACTGTTCACAAAATTAAAAACTGCAGTTAACGGATCCGAGTTGGTGCTTATAGAAATTACATCACTAACAGATTACCAAATAATTTCTCTTGCCAACTTAGGAGATAATTATCAGTTAGGAAATTTCGGGCCGAAGTTTAAACAAGTTGTTAAAGTAGCTTTGTTCTTAGCCCAAACTTACTACCTCTTTAAGCCGGTGAGCGAAGAAACTACAATGCTTTATGATAACGGAAGATTTGTGATGTCAAACGGAAGAATAGTAGTTATAGACGGCGGCTGGAATGAGCTTGTAAATAAAAGGAGAATAGAAAAATGTTTGAATGGCTTAAAAGGAACGGCGTCAGGTTTGCGCTGATATTAATTAGGCTCTTTGTTAAAGACCATACCGTTGTGGGTAAGATAGGCAAAGCTATTGATGAAGCGGAAGAAAACAAAAAATGATTCTCGTCAAAAACAAACTGGATTCCCGCTAAAAACGTGCGGGTTATAATCCCGCTCTATTTGCGGGGAATGGAGAACTAAAAATGCAGCTTGAAAATTTAATAATACATTGTACCGCAACCCCGGAAGGAAAAAATGTAATTGCCGATGAAATCCGGCAATGGCATCTCGGCCCCTCAGATAGAGGCGGCGGGTTGGTGAGATATAAAGGGAAAATTATTTATAAAAATAATTTACCGAATGAAGAAATCGGCGGCGTATCTGTAAAGACTTTAAGAGGACGCGGCTGGTCCCGTGTCGGTTACAGCGATCTTATTATGCTGGACGGCACGTTAATTAATCTAACTCCCTTCGATCAAAACGATGAAGTTGATTACAACGAAATGACGTGGGGTGTACAGGGTTTAAACGGCGTAAGCAGACATATAGTTTATGCCGGCGGGTGTGATAAAAAAATGAATCCGAAAGATACACGTACACTTGCACAAAGAAACACTCTTAAAACTTATGTAGAATATACCGTATTACGGCATCCAAACATTAAGATTGCCGGGCATAATAATTTCGCGGCTAAAGCATGTCCCTCATTTGTTGTTTCAGATTGGCTTGAACAAATATCAATTAAAGAAAAAAACATTTATAGAAATGACCCCGATAATACTATATAATAATTTATTCAGGAACGGAACGCTTACGGCTTCCTCAACCAATTCCAACGCCGCTTATGACGTGGTTAATATAATTGACTGGCGCTCATACCCGCTGTGGAAAAGCGGCGGTGTGGAAACGGTTACTATTGCTGTAGAGCTTGCGGGCGCGGCTCCGGCAAACACTATCGGAATATTTAACCACAACCTTGGTACTGCGGGCGCAACGGTTAAAGTGCAATACGAAAACAGCGGCTGGCAGACCGCTTTAACTTTTGAACCGGCAAACGACAAATCAATTTTAAAAATATTCGATACCTCATCGCACACAAATTGGCGTATTGAGATCTCGAGTCTCGGAGCGGTACCTTACATAGGCACAATGTATTTAGCGGAGCGGCTTGAATTTTTATGGCCGCCGGTTATACCGGTTGACCCTGTGCAGGAATCAATACAGATAGAAGGTGAATACAGCCGCGCCGGTGACTTCTTAGGCGGGCTGCTTACTTATAACCCAATACGTGTATCGCAAAGGTTTACATTAATTACCAGAGCGTGGTATGATACTTACTTCAAACCGTTCTGGAATCTTCACGGAAAATTATTAAGGCCTTTTTTCTACGCTGTTGATCTGGATGTAAATACCGATGATATTTATTTCCTTCAGTTTGACCCGGCGTTTGTCCGCCGTAATCCCTTCTCTTTAAAAACTTATTACGATGAATTTTCAATTGACTTAATTGGAGTATCCGAAGAATGAGTTTCGTTGATGAACAAAATAAATTACTCCGGAGAAAAATTGATTACGTAGAAATCGATATGGATTTCTGCGACAATGTTTACGGGGTTTCACCATGCACCGCCGCGGATTCGATCAAATGTTACAATACTTTTTTCACATGTAAAGACCCGGCAAATTTTGCGAAGATTATTAAGACATATAAATTCATCAACCATGATATTCCGGCTTCAACCCGCGCGTATTACTTTCCGGCGAAACCAACAATAAAAAATGTTAATGACCTTCCAACAGAAATAAAAGAAGCCGATACAGTTACCCGCCGGTTAAAGATAGAAATTTACGACGAGCCCGATAATGATGTTGGAGTTGATCCTTATTGGTCTCAAAGAAATAAAATACAAGGAACATTCTGGAAAAAATTTCTTGCGCGTAATCCTAATTATAGAAACAGAATTATCAGATACTATGAAGGTTACGAGGGGCTTGATACGGCTGATTTCCAGATGCGGTTTATAGGTAAGCTGGAAAACATAACAATAGAAAAAGGATATGTAGTTATTGAAGCTGTTGATTTGATGAAGAAGTTAAGCGAAACCGAATACCCGCTTAAGACAGATATCAGTCTGGCAGAAAATATGCCGATGATGTTTGAAGCCTACACTGATGATGAGATGATACAATTGAACGCTTTCAAAAATGATTTTTGTGAAAGAAGAGATTGGTTGGCTATGTCATTTGCAATAATTCAAAGTGAAGATAATATTGGCGGAATACTTACTCCGGGGGATTATTATTATACAATTATTGCTTACGACGCTAATGGACGGGCACTTGCGAGAAAACAATCATACGTACATACTTTAACAGTCTCATATAATTCAATAAGAATTGCATGGAATCTTTTTGCCGGGGCAACACAGTATCGAATTTTTGGCCGCTCGGAAAATCAGAAAGGAATTATCGGTATAGCGAACGATCCCACAGATGAATTTACCGACTTAGGAACATTTAATGTTGGTTTTTTGGAACCTCAAGATGCGCAAAGAATTTATCAATTAAGCAGTGATGATCCGACAACGTTGGGAGATTGGATATTATATACATCTGATTTAACAATAGATGTTGATGACGCTTCCGAGATGAATTCTTCCGGAACAATTAAAATGGATAAAGAAATTATTTCATACACAGGAATATCAACAAATACACTTACAGGTTTAACTCGCGGGAAATATGATTCAGAGGTTTCAAGGCATGATGAGGGTACGAATATATTCATTTATTTATTATATGCTGCAGATAATCCTTTCACAATAATGATGGACATGCTTGATAACATCGGTGTTACTTCAACATACCGCACTACTAAATTTGATGATTATGAAGCCGCATGGTCCGGCCCAAACTTTGGGCTGTTGATAAACACCAAGGATACAAAACTAAATAAACTTTTCTTTCAGCTTGTGAACGCTGTTGATTGTATGTGTTTCCAAAATGAAGAAGGCAAGGTTGATATACTTTCACACGCGGAAATACCGGCATCTTTTGAGTACTTAAACGACCGCGCAAATTTTATACACGGCTCGGGATCCGTGGATGAAAACGACGCCAGCAGATATACGGACGCCGTTTTATATTGGAATAATTTTGACCCGGATAAAGCGATTGAAGAAAAAGACGGCTTCAATAGAATAAATATTTCTGATGATGCAGACGCCAGATCACCCAATGAATACGGGGATGAAAGATATGATCTTCAATACTGTATATGGCTTAACTTAGCTTTTGATGCTGCCGCCACTATAGACGCTTATGTTAATTCATTGCTTGATAAACGCCGCCAGCGACACCGTGACCCGCAAGCTTTACTTACCGAAGATGTTGAGATAAAAGATTCCTCGCTTAAGGTTGGGCAGATTGTTTTTATAAGCACAAATGAAATTCAAGACATTCACGGGAACGATATAAAAGACACCGCGTTCCGCATCATAAAAAAAACACCGAAGAAAAATAAAATAACAATTGTATTTAAACGCCTCTACTCTGCAACCGATACGCTTAAAGCAGAGACCGGCGCGGACTTGTTAAACGAAGATACAAATCCATTGTTAAGTGAATTGTTTAGTTAAGCCCATAAAATTTGGGTAAGGGGGAAAAATGAAAAAAGGATTAATAATAATTTTGCTGTTTTTTGGTTTTGTTATTTCGTGTACCGCGCAGAAAATTTCAGAACTTCCGGAAACAACTACGATTACAGAGAGCGATTTATTTGTAGTTGTAATTACGGCCGGTACTCGAAAGATGACCTGGAATAATATTTTAGGAGAAATTATTGATTCCGCGCTTGTATTATTTCCTGTGGCAGGAGAATATTTAACCGCAGGAGATCTTGATACTTCCGACGTTGCGATACCGGAGCTTGATAGTACCACTGCAAATTTAGTGTTATGGATTTGGACCGATACAACAAAGGCTTACCGGAAACAATTGTCTTTAAATTTTCAAAAGATAGACAGTACCGCGTTCTTTATTGATACGGTTAACTCCGGTTTTTGGATGGACGGCGATACTTTAAAAATTTTATACGCAGGAAATATTCCGGGCTTTCAATCTGCAGTATTCACGGCAATTGCTAATTATACAACCGGCGGAGGCGTAGCAACGGCTGATGATATTGCAGCAATTGAAACAGATATTGCGGCCATTGAAACAGACAACTATAACCCGGCCGGTGACTGGACCTTTAGCGGCGCGTTTGCTTCAACACCTCCAACTAATCTTTATTATTACCATTATTTATTTACGCCGACTTTCAGTACTCAACAGGACACTGTTGATACAGTATCCACTACGCCCGATTCAATTCAATATAGATTAACCGGGATAGCCGATTCAACAGTGTTTATAGATTCATTGTTCTCCGGAACGTTTATAAAAAATTCGCAAGACGTATCCCTTAAAACAAGGGTTTATGTTGAGCTTCAAGCTGCTGCCTTGGATTATGATTTCGGATCGTTGGGAATAAAGATACAATCAATGGATAGTTCACAGGTTGGTGACGCGAGCAATTATGTTGAGGATGCAATTACTGTAAATGGTTTTAGAGAGCAAACAATAACCATATCAAGCTTTACTAACAACGTTCCTATAAAATGGGTTGTGTACGCACGTGTGCATGTTAAAGCTGGTGTGAGCGAACCCAACGACATTATTCTTAAATCGCCAATGGTAGTTTTGAAAAGTAAATTAAGTGCTAACTAACATAAATATAGGAGTAAAAAATGAAAGTAAATACGAGTAATTTTATGGGAACTAGTTATTTAACTGAAGTACAGGGTAGTGTTCTAAATTATGGGGGTGGATGTTTTCCTCATACAGAAGGTTATTTAAACCCAGAAATCGGCAATTTAACGGAAATAATTAAAGTCGACGTAGTTTTTTATATAGTAGACGCAAATAATAATCCAGTAAAAAACACAGGGCAACAAAATCCTATCGAGTGTTACTTGAGCAATCTTGGAAATAACAAGATACATTTTGCCGCTCAAGCTCCCGTAGGATGGTTAGAGTTCGGCCCAGGTTATAGGCTTAGTGCAGCTATATATGTAGATTTCCTCGAAGGGGGGATAACTTGCCATAAAGGTTGGTATGCTCAATGGAGTGTTGATTTATCACCAGTCAATATTCCAGATTTATCAGTATCGGCTAGCGTTGATAGAATGATTGGTAATCCAAACCACAGCCTAAATATTTCTGCTAGTTATAATGCTAATGGGGCTAGTATACTTAATAAGTATATTTATGTTGATAAAGGTTCGGGTTGGGAGCTAGTGTATCAGAATGGAGCTAATTTTGCAGTTAGTAAGCTTTATACTGATTCAACGTCTCCAATTACTTATAATGTTAAAGTAGAGTTAGAATACCAAACAGTTATATTTGGAGTGACTGTAAGATTTACTAGATACGCTTATGCGTCTGCTTCGTATGCGCCAGAATATAGTGTACCTACCTTAAGTTTATCATCTTCAATTGATCCAATGCCTACCAAACCTATTTATGGTGTTTTATTATCTGCAAATATAATTAATACAGGTGGGTGTACTATTACAGACAAAAAGCTGTCAGTTGATAGTCACCAGATAACTGTATTTGGAAATAATCCATTTACAGGAAGCTATGCTGGGACTAAGAGTCCATCATCCGTTACGCATCAAACAAAAGCAGAGATTTTCTGGACTGCACCAAACGGGCAGCAAGGATCAGTTTCTAAGACAGGTACGGTTACCTATTACGGCGAAGTGTTACAAGCATAAATGAGGGAACAATGTTAAAAAAAATACTTGCAATTATTTTTATTTTGAGCGGATTAATTTCCGCTCAAGATATTTCGGGATCAGGAACTCATCTTGATCCTTATTTGTTATATAATGCTGCCGACATTGATTCAATAAGATATATTGGTTTGGGTAAAGTATATTCGCTTCAAGCAAATGTAAATATGAAAGAGGTAACAGATAATTGGGTACCAATAGGATTGAATTCAGGAGCTCCATGGGGGGGGCAATTTTGGGGAAATGGATATACAATTGATTCTTTGGTGATAACAACATTTCGTACTTATTCTGGTTTATTTGGTTACGGCTCGTCGGACACCGTTAAGAATCTTAAAATTACTAATTCAAAAATCGAATTCATTTCAACAGCAACATCATATAATGGTATTGTAATCGGATATGCTTTCACAAGCTTTTATGATTCTTTATCTGTAAGTGATTCGCGAATTACTTTACTTGCTGTAGATAAAGCAAATTCGGCCGGATCAATAATTGGAAGAATATCAGGAGGGGTTGTCGCTCATTGTTCTGCTATTAATGATACTCTTATATCAAAAGGTACTAGCTCACAAGTGGCAATAGGGGGAATAATCGGATGGAATGCCGGAACTTTAGAAAAGTCATATTCTAACAATTGTTACATCGAAACAAACCGAAACGCATCATACGCAGGTGGTATCACTGCTATTAATTCAGGGGCAGCTCTTAATTGTTATACTGTTTATTGTAATATTCTCGATAAGGCTACAACTGCATCTTTCATAGAATCAGGCGGCGCGTTTGGTTCTGGCTCAGGATCAATATCAAATATTTATTCAGTATCGTTGGTTACGTTTAATCAATACCCCGCAGGCAATAATGTTTTTTCGGGGTATCAAGCTGCGAATGGTTCAACATCTTATGCAGACACATCTTATTTTGGAGTTACAGAGGTGAAAATTTCGGGTACTGGTGTTGAAGCAAACAAACAAACAACGTCTGAAATGAAAATTGAAGAAAATTTCGTAGGTTGGGATTTTTCAACGGTCTGGTCAATTGATCCGGAGATAAACGACGGCTATCCTTATTTGTTGGATAATTATATAATTCCGGAACCGCCTGAACCCCCGGCAGTAACCTTACCCAAACGCTGGGGGTTAATAAGGTAAATTTTTCCATAATTTTTCCATAACCACGGAACGCCCACAGACGCCTATAGACAATAAGCAGAAAAAAGAACAGCAATTAAAAAACAAAAAAGCCCGATTATAAAACATAATCGGGCTTTCAAAGTGCACCCTGGGGGACTCGAACCCCCGACCAATTGATTAAGAGTGGGTTCAAAAAATTACTTAATTTAATATAAACGAATTATTTCCAGTTATACTTCCAGAGTAATTACTTCAATCGTGTTTTTATTTTTTTATTCATTTCAATTCTTTGCAGATCTATTTTTCGCTTTGTATAGTGCTTAAGTGTTGTTTTAATGTCGCGATGTCTCATGAATTCTTTCACAAAATATAAATCATGGCCGGAGTTAAGAAGGTCCGTTGCGCGGGCAGCTCTTAGACTATGGAACTTATATTCCAAATTCATTTTATATTTTTTTTCATAAGTTACCCGTAATCGTTTCCACCAACTTTCTATTGCTATGCTGTTTTTATATGAAGGAAACAATCTTCCGGTTTTTGGAAGATTAATTGTTTGAATAAATTTGTATGCATCATCCAGAATAGGGATTGTATCATCTCGTACGCCTTTTCTATTTCTTAGATCAAGTATCATATTTTTCATATCAAAATTTTCAGAAAGTAATTGAGCTGTTTCTTCGATGCGTAATGCAAAGTAATATGTAAGTCCAACAGCCGCGTATTGTTCAAACCGTTTATCTTTTTTAAGCCGGGCAAATAATAAAATTCTTTTAACCGGGGGGAATGCTTGCGGTTCTTTGTCTTCGGGTTTTCTCCGGGTAAATGGGTTCTCGTAATGATAGTATCCGTTCTTTATTAACCAATTAAATACTGCATGAAAATGATTGTTGTAGGTTGCAAATGTTGTTTGGCTTACGGCGTCTTCGCGAAGTATTTTATTATATTCTTTTACAACCGGCAGAGTAATTTTTATTACCTCTCTATCCCCCAGTGTATTAATAAACCTATTGATTATTCTTTTATATGATACCGCAGTTGCGGGGGAAATATTTTCTTCAATTCTTCTATCCTCAACATATAGTTTTAACGCTGCGGATAAATTTATTTTAGTACTATTTGCCGGAATATAAACCCGGTTAGGATTATGTTTTTCTACAAACTCTTTGAGCTTAAGTTCGGCGGCGCGTACGTTTGTTTGTTTGGTAGTACGTTCGCGCTGCTTGTTGGCATCATTATCCCAATAACATATTTGCCAGTACTTACCTTTCTTCCGGAGGAATGCCATAATTAAAAATCAGTATCTTCTTTATTCAAGGCAGTCAGTATTTCGTTTTTTATTGTAAGATAATTATTATTTATTTTTTGCAAATCTCCTTTTTGAGGCGGAAAGCCCGTAAGAAGATTCTTGGTTTTAAATTCAAATTTGATTTTATCTTCTTTTAATCTTATCGTCATTGTGTATCCTACAGTTTCCGTAATTGATCCAAGTATATCGTAAGGGTAACTAAATACTGCCTGTACAACAAGAATTCCAGTTTCTTTATCTTTCAATTGGATTACATCGTTTGCGCTGTTGAAATTTATTGCAATCCATTCCAGCGCTTTATCGAAAGCAATATCTTTGCCTATATTTTGGGACTCGATAAACTCAACATTTCTTTGTTCTTCTGTAATAAGCTCTAAGCCCGAACAAGACCAAAGCAAAACTAAAAAAACAAATAATAAATTTTTCATTCTAATACTCCTTTTATGTGGAATGTTAATTCACCTTCTATAAATATTCGCCTCTGCTAAAAGTTCTTTATTAATTACAACAGTTGAATCGTTAGGATCATATTGGTAGTTATAAATTTTGAAACCAACACTTTTACTAAACCCCTCGAGGTAATGCATTGTACTAAAGCCAATAGGAACGTCTACGGTTATTTGTGGGAAGGGGCTGTTTGATGAGACCAAAACGCCGTCTACATACTTATCTTCGCCCATTGAATAAGTGCCGGGGTTAAAGGCTGCCTCATAGGTTGCGGTGTTGTTTATTTTTTTATACTCAACGGTTATACTAATTACTCGTTCTGCATTGTGGATAAGGGTTTCTGTTTCAAAAGTATCTTCAGGCTCGGTTGTACATGCGGCAAACAAAACTAATGCAGCGATAAAAAGACGTGTGTTTCTCATCTTATCACCATTCTTTTAATTAATATGGTTATTACTTTTTACCCTTCGATTTAAATATACTTAAACTATCTTTACAATGGCAAGTAATTATTTCGCTTTCAACTTATTATTTTTTTCCACATCAATTTTAACATGAGCAGCTGTGATGCTTTCCGATTGAACCCGTAACACCCTGTTCTCTTCTGTTAAACTTTCATTTTCTTTTTTGAGGCTGTGGATTAGCAGCGCTTGATCTGAGTGCATTTCTTTTAACGCCGTTACTTCTTCTTTTAATTTTGCAAGCTCTTTGCTTAGGGCTTCAACTTCGGTAATTAATTTATAATCAACGTTGCTTTCGCGCACAACTGCCGGGCTGGCGTCGTCATTGTTCAAAAGCCAGTTCATATCGCAACCGGCTTTTTTTATTTTTTCGAGAATGGCTTTACCAGGCTCTCGGGTCCCAGATATATATTGAGATAATTGTGTTTGGGTAATATTAGTAATCATAGCAAGCTGATTTACGCCGCCCTTTTGTTTAGCAAACTCTTTTAATTTCACTCCAAATGTTTTCAAAGTATGCAACCCGTAATTTTATTTTATTATAAAACAATAACTTATAGACAAGTGCGAATTTTTCCTTGACAAGAAGTATGCAATCCTATATATTGCTACCCGCAAGAATAATATTAGGGGTTGAAAGAATGAACAAAGATATTTCAAGCGCAAAAAAAGAAATTGCCGATAAGATTAGAGAAACGATCGCTAATCTTAATGACTTAATACGATCTGCTCATGATCTCAAGTTAGAAGTATTGCTTCCCAAAATTTATGATCAGAAAACCGGCTCTGAAAAATTTTTAGAACCAATAATTCAGGAACGTATTGAATATTAATCTTCTTTTGTTTTGAAATCTTCAAAACCACAATTGGAGCATTTATAAATGTATTTTTTAAGCCCGAGAATTTCTTCAAGAACTTTAACATCTACCAACTCAAAAGTTGGCTGTTTACATTTTTTACAAATATCTCCGCTGCCTGATAATCTTTTTTCAAGTGATTCAATTCTTTTAGTTAATTCATCAATTCTATCAGGAGATTGGGCAACTCTTTTCCAGAGCGGCATTTTATCAAGCAGTTCGTTTAAGTCTTTTAAACCAAACATGCGTCAATTCCTCGCAAAAAATTATAAAACCCAAAGAATGATATGAACATACAATTTAACAACACAGATCTTATTAAGCAATATGTAGAGCGCGGCAAACTTCTTAACGCGGAAGAAGAGAGACTGCGTGCAATTGTCGTTTTCGGGCGTAAAAATTACGTTAAAGAGCTGATGAAAAAATTTAACTGCAGCAACTCTGTAATCTATGATGCCTTTAACGGCAATAAGCCCGCGCGGCTTGCTGTTATCAATGATCTATTAAACGAATTATCTCTTAAAAAACCCGGAAGTAATATAAACACAAACGAATCCAAGATGCTTGGAGAAAGCGCGGAATCTACGCTAAATAATCTAAAAAGTTAAGAATAGTTAGGTGTAAATGAATAGCAAAAAGTTATCTGCCAATCATCAGGATAATTTGAAAGGCGTTTTTTCAACTCACCAATTGTTAAACGGCTTGCTTCTTCCTTTGCATGCATTTGTAAACTTAAATCATTATTCATGGAGACTCCTATGACAAAATTTATTATTGAAACAAAAGATCTCGGTTATGAGATATCATATTCGGTAACGCGCTATGATGACAACAGTACAGTTCCTTGCGAGGGTTACGCTCCAAAATCTTTAGAAGATTGCTTCCAAGTAATCCGGGAATCCGAGCAAGAAAAACTTGTTGCCGGATGGGATAGATTAACTCAGAATCAAAAATTTTACCGCGAGTTAGCGGAGAAGCTGTTTCCATTTTTAAAACCCTTATTTGATGATCGTTTCACTTTAGTCATTAACAAAACTAAACCGGCTACAAAAGAAGCAATAGAAAAACTTGCAAGAGAACTAATGCCATTTATTGATAAATCAAAAAACGACGGGAATTGATACGTCAATTCCTCGCAAAAAATTATAAAAACCAAAGAATGATATGAACGTACAATTTAACAACACAGAACTTATTAAGCAATATGTAGAGCGCGGCAAACTTCTTAACGCGGAAGAAGAGAGACTGCGTGCAATTATCGCTTTCGGGCGTAAAAATTACGTTAAAGAGCTGATGAAAAAATTTAACTGCAGCAACTCTGTAATCTACGACGCCTTTAACGGCAATAAGCCTGCGCGGCTTGCTGTTATACATGATGTATTAAACTCCGAATCTCTTAAAAAACCCGGAAGTAATATAAACACAAACGAATCCGAAGCGCTTGGAGAAAGCGGGGAATCTACGCGGGATAATCTAAAAAGTTAAGAATAATAAGGCGGCGATGAACAGCGAAGAAATAAAACAAGCAGCAAATGTAAGGAAGGAAGTTGAGAAATTAATTTCCAACATGTTTTGCCCCGGGCAAAGGGCGGGGGTTGCTGTTGTTTATTCGCTGCCGCCGGATTACACAAAAGTTTATTACTCAACAAATCTTTCACGGGACAGCGGAATAAATATTTTGAAGGCAACTACGGAAAAATTGATTTCCGAAACTAATTAAACTGAGGATAAAAATGGCTGAAGATATAAAAGAAAAAACACGCGAGTATTTAGCCGCCGAATTTAAAGAAGCTGTTCAATTAGCTCATGAGGGCAGCCTTAACCCGGAAGACCATATAGAAAAAATTTTACTGCTTGATGCAGTGAGTGATTATTTGAGGTCAAGAAATATCCTTGAACCAAACGAAACTTTTTACTGGAAATAAACAATGGATCCCCGCCAAAAACATGCGGGGATGTAGGAGGTTTATATGTGCGCGGCGGCGGATAAAATAAAAACAAATTTAATGGTAAGCGGGGTTAATCAAAAACATCTCGCGAACTATTTAGCAATCTCGGAGAAAACTTTGAGCTATCAATTAAACAACTCCAGGCAGCTTAGGGATGACATCAAGGAAGGGGCGCAAAAATTTTTTATGATACAAGGAATTGAATTAATACTTGATGACAGTAAAGAGTGTGCAGCTTTGCTTAAAGCAGCCGGGCATCTGCTTAATAATAAAACTTCCGAAATGAACCTTGAACAATTTTACGATGAAGTATTACAGGCGATCTCCGATAACGTTTTAACCGAACGTGAAAAGTGTAAGCTAATAACTGTAGTAGAACGTCTGCGGCTTGCAAGTAAAAAACAAAATGAAGAAAGAATGGCGAAGGTTGAAAGAAGTATGGACAACATAGTTAACCTACTTAACCACGGAATGATCTTTAATGAAATCAATAACTAAACAACCGTTCCACTGCTGGGAGTTGGATAAGACAGTTACACACTCGGATGATTGTGTGAACTGCAAACTTTATGAAGATTGCCAGCAGAGGTTGGGCGCTATTGGTTTATTCAGAACAATGTTTTTTATGCTGCTCATCGCGGCGGCGTTTATAGCAATTATTTTTTCGGGTTTATGATAAAACTTTTTTAAGAGGAAAAAATGATAATACAAAAAACTACAGAATACAAAAAATTTAGTCTGCACCGGAAAAACAGAAAGCTTGACTTTGCAAAGGTTCAAAGATTATCCGGAGCGATTGAAAAAAATAATTTACTGCATCTATTTCCAATTGTGGTTGATAAAGATTATGTAATCCTCGACGGCCAGCATCGGTTTCAAGCGGCTAAAGATGTAAATGCTGAAATAAGTTTTGTGATTGCTGATGATGAATACGGAATTGACCGGGTTGCCGAAACAAACAACTTTCAAAGTCATTGGAAGTTAGATGACTATGTTTTGTTTTATTCAACTGAAGACAAAAAAAATTATAGAGAGCTCTTACACCTATCGCTTAAATATACAATAAGTGCCGGGGTTATTGCCGCAATAGAAGGGAGGGATAAGATTCATAAAGCAATTAATACAGGTGAATTTAAATTTATGGATTTAGGCGGTGTTATAAATGTTTTAGAATTCGCGTTGGAATTTAACAACCGGTATAGTTTTAAACATTGGAGACGGCGTGAATTTTTAAAGGCCCTTCGACACATCTTACGAATAAATGATTTTAATAAAAAACAATTATTCGATCAAATCGAAAAGAATCCAAAACTATTAGTCCGTTGTTTCTCGCAAGAGGAATACATAAACATTTTTCAAGAGATATATAACAAAAACTCAAAAAAACCGGTGAGATTTTTATAAAGATGGCAAAGCAACGGCAAATATCCAAGCGGCATGTGGAGCTTATGAACTGTGATAGTTACCTGTTCAGCATAGAAGATGCTTCGCGCTTGCTGAGGATGAGCCGTACAGATTTTGAGGAAGTATTACTCGGCAAAGATATTCCTTTTGTAGTTGAGAAGAAAAAGGTAATGGGAAAATTGAAGGATGTAAAGTTAATCCGGCATTATCACTTGCGAGAATTTATAGAAAAGAGAGAGGTTATATATGGCTGATGATAAATTGACTGACGAACAAAAGCTTCAAAATGAGAAAATAGATTCATTTGCAAAAACAACATTTAACGGGAAATATCAACTTTATGCAGAACAGGCAAAGGCATTTGGCTATACATATGAACAGTTTATTGTAAATCTTTTTGATAAAGTGACTGAAGGATACGATGGGGTCGCTTTCAAGATCAAATCACCTATCCCTTAATAAAATTTTGGATTTAACATGAGCAATTCAAAAATAGAATGGACCGAAAGAACATGGAACCCGGTTACGGGGTGCAGCAAGGTATCGCAAGGATGTAAGCACTGCTATGCCGAAACCATGCACAAAAGATTGACGGCAATGGGAGTAAGCAAATATAGCGAACCGTTTAATAATGTTGTTTGTCACCATGAAAGTTTGATGGATACGCTTAAGGTAAAAACGCCTTCAATGTTTTTTGTTAACTCAATGAGCGATCTTTTTCATGAGGATGTACCGGCGGAATTTATTGCAGACGTGTTTAACATAATGGCAGCGTTACCGCTTGTGTGCAGGAAGAAAGATTGTTACCATGATGAGCCCGAATGTTATATGGATGATGCTGAGAAAAATCATACCTATCAAATACTTACCAAACGACCTGAGCGGGCTTTAAAGTTTTTAACAGAAGAAATTTATAAAGTAATCGAAAACTGGCCGGGGGATTATCCTTTGTGTCTTGCAATTGATGATGAAAGGGAATGGCCGTTATCAAACGTATGGCTGGGTGTTTCTGTTGAGGATCAGAAAGCTGCAGATGAAAGAATACCAACGCTTTGCAAAATACCGGCAGCAACAAAATTTGTAAGCTGTGAGCCTTTATTGGGTCCGGTTGACCTAATGCAAATAGATATAAGTGATGAAGATGGCCATGCCTTACTTTTTCCTTTAGCTGGGGAGTGGACCTTTGAAGGAAGAAATGAACCTCTGTCATTATCCCGGGGCGGGATAGACTGGGTAATAGCCGGCGGGGAAAGCGGGAAAGCTAAAGACATACGGCCAATGCATCCGGATTGGGTAAGATCATTAAGGGATCAATGTAAGGCTGCGGATGTGCCTTTCTTCTTTAAGCAATGGGGAGAATTTAAACCAATACTATTGCCGGGTAAGTCTTTATTCATTACTAAAGATGAATATCATTTTATGAGAGTCGGCAAAAAGAAAGCCGGAGCGTTATTAGACGGCGTTCAATATAAAGAATTCCCAATGGAGTAACTAATGATACATAAAGACAAAGCTTTTGCGACAGTAACAATGCCGAATTGTTTTTTTGAAGTTGTTACCAGGTGCGTTGATAACACCGACGAGATTTCTCTCCGGAAATTTATTATTGAAAGTGAAAACACATCGTTAGTAATTGGCAGATTAACAGAAGATAAATTTCAAGAATTATTCAAAGAACTTGTTTTCAATTTCGGCAACCTGCCTACCGGCAGGCAGGCGGGATAATTAAAAATGGATAAAACAAAAATACAACTGATTTATTACACGGAAACGATAGGCAATGCTCGTAAGATACTTGCACAGCTTCCGGCGCAGTTCAATAATAAAGTTATTGATTTACAGCAAAGAAGGCAGCATGAGATTGAAAGCTCTCACTTAGTAGGCGAATCTATCAGGAATATAAAATTTATCTACACATACAATTCGGAGCGGCAGTTATCGTTTGTAAAGTTTGAAATTCATCGCTTCGTAAAAAACATAGAGATGATCGAATTATTAATAAAACTTGCAGTTGATAAGCTTGAGGAAATTAAATAACAAAAAAAAAGAGGTGACTGGTGGAAAGATTAAAACAAATACCAATTGATCAAATAATCCCGGATGAAAACAACCCGCGCGGTGAGGTAGATGTTAACTCTCCGGAATTTTTTGAACTTGCCGATTCGGTTGCTATTCACGGAATACTGCAGGCGATATCGGTACGTAAGTTTGAAGACAAGTACAAAATAATATTCGGAGAAAGAAGATACCGGGCGGCGCTTTATTCCAACCTTGAAGAAATTCCGTCTATAATTCGCCAGCTTGATGATAACGCGGTATTAGAAATACAGTTGATTGAAAACTTACAGCGCAAAGGCATACACCCGCTTAAAGAGGCGGAAAGTTTTAAGAAGCTGTTGGATACCGGCAAGTACGATGCTGGGCTCGTAGCGGCAAAGCTTGGGAAGAATCTGAATTATGTTTATCAACGTATTAAACTAAACGATCTTATTGAAGAAGCAAAAACCGCTTTACTTGAAAATAAAATATTTCTCGGTCATGCGCTTATACTTGCGCGGCACGAACCGGTGCAGCAGAAACCGTTATTAAAATTTTTGATGAACACCTACAACGGAAGCCAAAAATCCATTACCGAACTGAAGGAACATATAGAAAGCAACTATATGCTTGCGCTGCAAAATGTTCCGTGGAGCCTTAAGGACAAACAACTAACCAAAGCCGGCAGCTGCGTTGACTGCCCAAAACGCACCGGGTATAACGAACATCTGTTTCCGGAATACGCTGAGGATGACAGGTGCACCGATAAGGCTTGTTTCAGCGATAAATTAACGGCGTTCATTTATTTTGAAATAGAAAAACACCGGGAGAAAGGCGAAGAACTTTATCTGCTGAAAAGTTATTCCTTTAATAAAGCTTTACCCCAGTTTGAGAAAGACACGCTTAGTGAGCACACCGATTTTGAGGTCTACGACACCGGCATACATAAGCCATATAAAAAGCTGAAGAAAAAAGGGATCTATGTTGACGCCAACCAAAAAGCCGGGCAAATTGTTGATATAATACTTGATAAAGATTTGCCTGAGCTTAAGGATAAAGCTGTTGATAATAACGAATTATTTCCGGATTCATGGGAAAAACTTACTGAAGAAAAAAACAAAGTAGAAGAATACTTTACCCCTATTGATGAAGCGGCTGCTTCTGAAATTTACAACACGGCAATTACTGAGGTTGAAGAATTTGAGAACAATGAACTTGCTATAGTTGCCTCTGTTTTCATTCTCAATAATTATGTAACCATCAACACAGAAACAATGAGGGAACAAATAATAGATGCCTTTGAACTAAACATAACGCTTGACGATGTAAATAAAAAATCAAGTCAATGGTTCAACATCTGGTATTCCGAATTAATTAAACTAAACCGTGTACAACTTACACAGGTTATTGTACGTGTGCTTTTGTTATCACAAGCCGAAGATGATGAGTACAATTTCATAGTATCAAAACTCGGCGTTGACGTAAATAAAATAAAAAGTAAATACATCTCCGGCGCGCTTGAATTAGGCAGAATAAATGTTGGTGAAACGGTTAGAGCTGCATACCAAAAGAAAAGCGAAGATGTAGTCATGGTTATGATATTTACCCGTGATTTTGTTGATTCGTTTTCCACAACAATAAAACTGCAGCTTCCTTACAAAGAAGATGAAGACGCTGAAGAAAATATTAACAGAGAATTCATCTTACCTAAAGCCCGTACACTTAAACTTGCCGTACTAAACGCTCTTGATAACTTAAACGATGAGTTGGACGCCGAAGATTTTAACGAGGCTTTTATACCGGCGGAAGTAATAACAGCAATTAATCACATCAAAAAAGAAACAGACAAAATTTTAGAACAATACTGCTAAAAAATATGAACTCAAAATTAGAAAAATATAAAGAGGCTGTCGATTCGCTTCCGCAGATAGAAAAACAAATTGAAGTTCTTTTAAGAATAAAAGAACGCTTATACAGTGAAACCGAATTATGCCCTTCAATAATGATGAGAATTGACTTAGAGAAAGATGAGAAGGAAAAACTTATAAGAACGCTTAACCCATTTACTTTATTTCAAAATATGATGATGACCGGACGTCCACTCGATCCGGAATTAAAAACTGAACCATCGATAGAAATTAATGTAACTGACTTTGTGAAGCTTAACAAAGAAATGGGTATAAGAATTTGTGATGTTATGCTGCAGGAGCTCATCCAAAAAAAAGACAGTTGTATTTCAACACTAACCAATTTTTCAAATAACTATAAACGGTAATTATTTTGAACGATAGCACAATTTTTAATAATGATTTAGCCGGGAAAGTGGGAATCGAAAAAGCGATTTTGCTGCAGAGAATATTTTATTTTGTTGAACATAACAAAAATACAAATCAAAATTTCCACGACGGCAAGTATTGGTTTTATGATACCGCAAAAGCTTTTCTTGAAAAGTTTCCTTTTTTCAAATCTGTTAAGTCTGTTTACAGATGGATGAAGCAGCTTGAAACCGACGGTTGGATTTTAACCGGCAACTATAATGAGGACGCGAACGATACCACTAAGTGGTACACTTACGGACCCACTATGTTGGAATATCTTAAGAAAGCCGCCGATCAAAATGAGAGTCTGGAAAAAGGAAAACACGAAAACAACTCAAAAATTGATTCTCAAAAATTGGAGTCCAAACAAGAAAGCTTTGATAATGAGCCGAATTCTGATTCTCAAAAATTGGAGTCGGACTACCCAAAAACGGGAGTCGGACTACCCAAAAGTGGGAGTCGGAGTGCTACTTTTGAGAATCGTTTAAATAAAGCTTTAAAGACACAGGATAGACACAGAAGAGACACACCAGGCGCGCGCGGAAAACATTTGGAATTAGTTCCAGGACAATCGCAAAGAAATGCAATTGCTGAGGATGACGGATTTCGAAGTGGAACATTTAAACTTTTTTTAGAGGAATATCCAAAAAAGGAAAAGGAATACACCGCATGGCTGGAGTGGCTGAACCAAGGGATTGACGCTAAGCCGTACATTTTAGCTAAAATTTATGAATCTCTGCAAGCGTTTAAGCTTTGTGAAGAGTGGGGAAAAGAAAACGGCAGATATATACCCTTTGCGCATAACTGGCTTAGGGACCGGCGGTACAATGAGTTTCCGGAGGCTGCAGATAAGCAGCGCAGCGTAGTTGAGGAACATCAAACAAAACGTATAGGGGTAGAGGCATGACCCACAATGAATTGATAAAGATTGCTGAAAATTGGCTTTACAAAAGCTGTGGATGCGGAGCTGTAATTACTGAATTAGTTACATCAGCAAAAGAAACTCCGGACGCTTTTGGGTTAAGATGTGATTATACCGTATTGGTTGAATGTAAAATTTCAAGGTCTGATTTCTTAGCTGATCAAAAGAAAATGTTTAGGCTTATGCCAGATAAAGGAATAGGTGATTATAGATTTTATTTATGCGAAAACGATTTAATTAAACCAGATGAATTACCACAAGCATGGGGTTTAATTTATTGGAATGGCAAAAAGGTAAAACAAATTAAAGGGCCGAAGGGAAATATTTGGAGTTTGTCCCCGGAATATTTAAATCAAAAATCTGCCGAGAAAGAATATAGATTAATATATAGCGCACTAAGAAGGATGTATGAAAGAAATTAGTAAACAACCGCCAAACGCTGTTGAAGTTGAAGCCTCTGTGCTCGGAGCCATGATGCTTGAACCCGAAGCGGTACCGAAAGGTATGGAGTTATTAAAGCCGGAACATTTTTACAGCAATAAAAACAGATATGTATTTGAAGCGATGTGTTTGTTGTTCAGAGCTAATCTGCCGGTAGATACTGTTTCTGTTTACCAAGAATTAAAAAAGTCACCTAAAAATGATGTGCAAGAAATAGCGGTTTATATAAGCGAACTCGCGAAGAATGTTTCAACCGCCGCGAACATTGAATATCACTCAATGATAATTATTGATAAATGGATACTGCGACAGTTGATAAATTTTTCCGTGCAGACGATTGAAAAATGTTATGCCGAAGAAGATGCCGTTGAATTGGTTGAAGCGGCAAAAGCAAAAATAAATCACATCACGGATAAAATTAATTTTCTTGAAACTGAAAAAAATCTCGGTGATGAGCTGAAAAAGATTTATGAAGATTTGCAACACGAACAAACAGACGGCAGCAGGCATGTTTATAAGTCAACTAATTTTCCTTCATTCAACGCTGCAACCGGCGGCGTATTGCCGGGCGAGATGGTTGTAGTATCAGGAAAGGCGAAGGGCGGAAAAACAACAACGGGTTTATCTATCGAGTTGGATTTTTTTAAAACCTACGGCGAACCAACCGCATTATTTACTTTCGAAATGCCGTTCAATCAATACGCTAAAAAGAATTTGTCTCTTGCAACCGGGACACGTTATGACTACTTAAGAAACCCGGGCATGAAGAATAATAGCGGCGATCTTTTATATGACAAAAGAAAAATGATAATAACATTTGATAAAGCTGTTGGATTGTTTGAAGGTAAAAAGTTTTTTATTGCAGACGAAATATTAAATGATCAGCAGTTGGAATCAAAAATAAGATATTTAAATCGCAAGCACGATGTAAAAAACATTATGGTTGATTATGCTCAATTAGTTAAGGTAACTCAAACTCACGTTGGACGTAAAGACCTTGATGTTGCTGAGATATCACACATGCTGAAACGCTTAACGAATGAATTGAAACTGCGGACAATTGTTCTTTCGCAAGAAAATGATGAAGGCAAAACAGCCGAGAGCAAAGCTCTTGAAAAAGATTGTGATTTTTGGTTCTCGGTTTCAAAACCAATTAATGAAGAAAAAGAAAAAATAAAAATAGGCGGACATGAACTGAAAGTAGACGGCGGGTTGTTTGTAATTAGTTATAAAAACAGCCGTCACGGCGAGAGCGGCGGTCGGTTCATTACATATTATATGAAGAATGGTGAGTATAAAGAAATAGACCCGGAAAGATATGAACCAAACATAGGCGAAAAGGAACAGGAGGAATTACCGATATGACGAAGCTAGAGAAAAAGAAATTAAAAGCACTCTATAGAAAACTCGAATTATTCTCGAAACAATTTGTAAGGTTAAGAAGCGGCGGCAAGTGTGAATGTTGCGGCAGGCCAATCTTTTGTGAGTGGGCACATTGCTTCAGCCGTGCATTCATACAATTAAAGTTTCATCCAAATAATACTTTCTATTTGTGCAAAGAATATTGTCACCCTTATTTGGATTCACATCCTGAGAAGAAACAAGAGTGGGTAATAAAGAAGATCGGCGCCGACGCTCATTTTAATTTGGTTTTACTGAAGAACAAAATCTTTAAACCAAACCTTGAATACTTCGAAGCGCAAGAGGTTGAACTGTTGAAAGAAATACATAAAGAGAATGTGATACTGCTATGAAAGTTTATCCTGGTGATCATATTACAACAGATTATTACAATCAGATTGAAGATAAGTCAAACTGGCATTGCAAAGGTAATTATGAAGTAAAAGAAATACGAGAATGTGAAAACGGATCACTTTCATTTATTCTTATCGATTTAGACAATCAAAAAGAAATTGTTTGTGGAGATAGGTATGATTACCTGAACGGTTATGAGTATATCGGAGACAGACTTCTCCAATGTTGGAAAGTAAATCTAAATACATTCGATTGGGAAAGGGTTGAGAATCCAGAAATAGATTTTATTGATGAAATTTTTATTACTAAATCAAAAGAACAAACTGAGTTGTTTGTATGAGTGAATTTGTTAAATGCATATTAACCATGCCGGACGGCGAGAGACTGCTTGCGCCTCATTGTAAGAAGCAAGGCAATGTTATCTATGCATCGTTCGGTACGTTCACGTTAAACCTAAATAAAGAATGGGTGTGGGTAGTCAACAAGGATGTGAAGTTACAGATAGTTGATAACAACTTTACAACCAAGGATTTGAAGAAGAGAAAGAATAAGAAGGCTGTGATTGTATGATTAATATTAAATCTAATATAAAACAGTTTGTTAAGAAAGAAATTAAAGCCATGGGTGATGATATAAACAAAGCTCATGTGCGTACCGTGAATGAGGTTGCAAGCGGTGGCTTCACCGCAACACGTAAAGAGATTAGAGCACGAATCAATATAAAAGATAAAGATTTGAAAGAAGGCAGCAGAGTTGAGAAAGCAACGTTTAAGAAGCCCATAGCAACCATTCATTCAAGAGCGCGTTATAAAGGAATTACATTAGCTAAGTACGGCGCGCGCGGAAAGAAAGCAGTTACATTTATGGTTGTTCGTGGTAAAAGAAAAACACTTAAAGGCGGGTTCATCGCTACAATGAAGAGCGGGCACACCGGTGCATTTGTTAGAAACCCTGATGAGCAAATGAAAAGCAGACCAGGCAACTTTACCAAACATTCACAAAAGATTGATGATAAGCTCGGACCGAACCAAGCACAGCTTATCGGGTCGCGGCAATCAATGAGAACAATAGACGGTTATGTACGTAAAAACTACGCTAAAAAGTACGAAAATAATTTTAAGTACTATCAGGGCCGACGATGAATGGGTCCTTTCTCAAACATTGGATGCGGATGCGGGACGAGCGCAGGATTCATAAATTTTTTGGTATAAAAAAGGTGATTTCGTTTCGTATTGCAAATAATTGATGAACAATAAAAACAAATAATTTTCTCAGGTATGATAAAACACACAAAAATAAAGGCGACACTCAACATGCGTAAAATCACTGTTAAAAACTTTAAAAATAGAATTTCTTTATAAACCGAAAATGCGGATTAATTATTTCGCTAAAACTATGATATGTCAAAACAAAAAAGGAATGAACCCGAATCAATTTTTGATATTGAAGTTTCTTTAAAAGAATTAGTCGGAATAATTAAGAATACACATCTAACTTGGAGTGGCCGTAGGATACAGCAAAAAGTTATTGAAGACGGTTACCCAAAGGGGAAGGTTAGAAATCATTATCCTGTTGTAAATTTTTTATTAAAAATAATTGAAGAAGAGAACAACAAAAAACAGACAGGCGGGAAAAACACATTCGCAGAAAAGCGTGACGAAATTAAATTTTTGCGAGAGCAGTTTGAATTTAAAAGAGACGTAATAGGATCTGCGATTTCAGTTGACGATCACCAAGCGCGGCTTGAAAAAATTGTTGTTCATATAAATACTAAACTGGAAATTATTCCAAGCAAGGCGGCGGTAAAATTTGATTTACCACAGCATGTAAAAAAAGGTTTAAAAGAATTAGTTGATGAAATAAAGAATGAACTTAGCGATTACGACACATATCGATTACGGCTGGAAAACAACTCCGGAAGCGTTGTTAAAAGCGGAAGAGGCGGAAAGAAGAATACTAAAACTGTTCACTCCAAAAGTAAAACCAAAACTAAGCGAGTGGGCAAGTAAAAATTTTTATCTGTCTCCGGAGTACATGCTTCAGGATGTTGATTCACCGATACTATACGACTATGAAGAAGCGCCCTATCAAAAGGAAATTCTTGATATTGCTTTTGAAGAGTGGGTGCATGAAATAGTTTTAGTGTTCGGAACGCAGCTCGGGAAAACTCTTATTATGATGCTTCTACAAGCGGGGCTAATTAAGTTTTCTCCAAACGGAATGTTGTTCATTCAACCAAGTATAGATCTTGCCAGCAACTACATGCGCGAACGCTTCAACCCAATGGTGCGCGATAACAATTTTTTGTTTGATATTATTCGAGAAAAAAAAGAGAAAGAATCAAAGAGCGATTCCGTATTTCATAAAAGTTTCCCACACGGATATATTGCAATCGGCGGCGCGAACTCACCGAGCCGTTTAGCTTCGCGACCGCTTCCCTATCTTATGTTAGATGAGATTGATGACTATCCTTTATCCGCAGGCAAGAAAGGAAATCCTGTTAAGCTCGCGGAAAAAAGAACCACGAACTTTGAATACAAAAAAATAATTAAAACATCCTCGCCAGGACTTGAAGGTTCGTCATTAATCTGGCCGGCTCTCGAACTTACAGATTTCAGAAAATACTTTGTACCGTGCCCTGCTTGCGGTCACGAGCAGACGTTAGAGTGGAATCAAATGCGGTACCCGGAAAAGAAAGCTGAGTTAAGTTATTATGAGTGTGCTAATGAAAATTGCAAAGAACATTTAACCAACAACGTAAAAAGATTCATGCTTAGATTAGGCAAATGGAAACCTACTCAAAAAGGTTTATACGGCAAAGTTGGTTTTCATTTGAACCGTCTTTATTCACCCTGGGTAAGCTGGGAAGAAATGGTAGACGAAAAATTATCGGCGGATAAAGAAGCGAAACGGGGCAGCATGGAGGACGCTAAAGTATTTATTAATACAGGGCTGGCTTTAAAATATGATCCTAATTACACCATCACAAAAAAACAAACACTCTTAGATCGGATTGGACTATACTATCACGAATCGCCGCCGATGCTGCCGGAGGGCGTTGTGTATATTACCTTTGGAACAGACGTTCAAGATAACCGCATCGAAACAATAGTTGTGGGCTGGGGAATAGGCGAAGAGAGCTGGAGATTAATTAAGAAAACACACGCCGGTAATCCTGCGCTGGACTATCTGTGGAGCGAATATTTTATCTGGAAACAATCATTAATATTCAAACATCCCTACGGTGTAGATTTAAAAATTTCTTCCGGGTGTATTGATACGGGCGGGCATCATACAGATAATGCTTATGATTACATCCGCGACAAACAACATCTACACTACTACGCTTTCAAAGGAAGTAACACAAACAAAGGTCCTATTGCCCCGCGCGAACCGTCGTTTAATAATAAAGGAAAGATTCCTTTGTATTTAATAAACACCGTTGCCGCTAAAGATAGTATATATGCGCGGCTGCAAGTTGAACATCCTGATCCTTACAAACCAACTCCGGGCTTAATGCATTTTAATCAACATTGCAATGATGAATATTTTGATCAACTGCTGTCGCAAAAAGTAATATTAACCAATGACGGCAAAGCGTACCGGGACATACCTAATACACGGCAGGAAGTAATAGACTGCGAAGTTATGGCATACGCCGCGCTGAAGATTGACGGGCGTGATCTCGCGCTGGTATCTGAGGACCTTAATCAACACAAAGAAAGCAAAACCAAACCGGTAGAGAAAAAAGAATTGAACAGATCATCTAATTGGGTTACGGGGTGGAATAAATAATATGAAAAGAATAAATAAATTAAAAAATAGGCTACTAAGAGAATATTTGTTTTTCAGGCAGAGATTGTTTTTAATGCGATTTACTCCAGAAAACTCATCAAGATATATACAAGATGAGTTAGAGAAAAATAAACTTGATTGTAATTTTATAATCAATCGGCAAGATTAAATCATAAGGAAATAATTGATGCACAGCCAGGATGATAGCCGGTTCTTTATAACGGCGGCGGCGGATAAGGCGACCGCCTTTGTCGCCTTCATCCGTTTGTTAGCTTGCGGAAAAGCGGTACTGTTCGAAAAACTTTAATTAATAAAAATATTACACGGCAAAAATTATGAGCGAAAATAGTAAGCAACCAACCTTGTATGATGCTCCAGAGAGTATGATTTGCGAAATAATCAAGGAAAATGACCCCGTTGTATGGAGTCACTTGGAAGAAATGTTTCAGAATCATTATGGATTAGATAAAATAATACTTCACATCAAGCGGGGTCATTTTCCGAAAGCTATTGAAGATAATTTAATAAGAGCTTTCAAATGGAAATATATTGAAATGATAGATAAGGGTAGCTCATAATTTTTGCTATCCGCCGCCGCCGTTAGCTCGCCGAGCTTTTCCGGCGAGCTAACTACTACTTAAGCAAAACATGAAAAATTATTATAAAAATAGAGTAAAAACAAACTATCCGAAAGTAATGTCCGTACAAGAATTGACCGGACAAAAAAAGACCGGTAGAATAGATAAACGTACTTATGAGGCAATGCCGGAATTACTTAAAGAACTCGCCCGTATTAGCGGCATTGATGAAACAGAAGTTATAAATAAATTATTAATTTATGCGCTTATCAAAAAGGGCTTGCTAAAAGGCACCTTAAAAAAAATTGATACAGCCTGGCACGGCAGCGTTAAAGACATGCCTTTGAAAGCAGAATGGATGAAGTGATAAATCAAAAATCAAATGACATAACAAAATTTATAGATGAACTAAATTAAAATCTCAAGAGGTGATACATGGCGGGCAACGAACTACATATATATTTAACGGTTGAGAATAAAGATAAGCTGCTGCGGATTGGCAACACCCTTGATAAGTCTGCAACAAAATTAGTAAATTCCATAATTGGCGATATGACTAATGAAGAAATAGAAGATCGCATCTTGAGAATTTTACAAAAAGATATAGGGCTTACGAGGGATTCAAAAATAAAACTTGATGAGGGCACTTAAAAAATTCCTTCATAAACGTTCCACACGGGGTGATCTTAACCCAACATGATGCTTTATACCTCTTTCGTGCTTGCGTTTTTGCTTTGTTTTAAATCACACTTAATTAAAACCTTCGTTTTTTTCTTATTTTTGTAGAAAAAAACTCTTGACAAAGTATAACAAAGATGTTATATTTAAGCAGTTCTTTTAAGATTGTTTTTCACAACCAAACACTTGTCGGCAACAAGTAAAACACGGCGAAAAGGTGAAAAGATGGGACGCAAGTTAACACTTCAAACAATTCAAGAAAAATTTTGTAAGATTCAATACAATGAAGAAAATTATTTTGTTGGTGGTGGATTAAGCGCGGCAAAATTTGCAAGCAACCGTCACGAAGACGCCCTCAACGACGAGGGTAAGTTGACACTCGGGAAAGCAACTCAACTCTTTAAAAAAGCGACAGGATTAAGCACTGACGAAGTGAAAGAAATTCTCTTTTATGCCATTCCAAATATGGAATGGCATCACGCCGGTATGCTTCCTAAGTCTTACGGCGGTGGAATGAAAAAGACTTATTTCTTAAACGCCGAAGAAATTTGTGATGTTGCAACAAATTGGAATGATTATTTTGAAAAATTAAATCTTTCAAAAAACGATGCTAAAAATGCTGCTGAAGAAAAAAGAAATCTTGAAAAAAGAAAGCATGATTTTTTAAAAGCAAATGCAAAACGATATGAAAGAGTTACAGACGAACCGGCAATTAACTATCGAACAGATAGAGAGATGAACGGAAAGTACGGCTGGTTCGATAGCACATATAAATCTTACAACCTTCCTGAATACTTTTCTGGGTGGGAATTTGAAAGCGAAGAAAAATATAACGAATTTATAAATCTAAAATAAGTTTGAAAAATGAAAAACGAATTTGACCCAAAAAATTATTTACATTTTGTTTGGGGGGAGAATAATATTTCTTCCCCGGAACAGCAAACGTATATAATCAAACTTGATGCTCCCCCGGTATCAATTCGATTTGATTATTCGCAAGGTATGTTTGCTACTTTCGAAGAGTTCTACGATAGCATCGCGGATGTTCAATTCTTCAGCAATGAACGGCCATCAAAAGAAAAAGTTGATAAAATACTTATTGACGCATGGAACTTCATGGCGCTTGAAGAAAGAAAATTAGATGAAGATCTCGATGAAATGGAGGAAGATGAAGATGATTTCTGAAAAAAATTTGCTTGCCGCCCGGAATAGCCGGGCTGCTTTTTTTAAGGATAGACGAATTGAGTTAGACCTAACTCAACTACAACTTGCAGAGAAATGCGGTTGGCATCAGGAAACAATCGCGCGTATGGAAGCTGGAAAATTTTTTATCAATGAAAAACAATTATTAACTTTAGCCGCCGCATTGGATGTTGATGTTAAATACATTCCAAAGGAAGAGAACAAAAGCAATCCGTAAACTTACCGCGACTTCACGCCTTGAAGTACGCTGAAGTACTGTGAAGTATTTATTAATTTATCTTTTGCTCACCTTTGCCCTAAACATAATAGGGCAATATGTTTATCGATTCCATCATATACGCCGGTGCAACCTGGTACTACTTAGAAGTCTTCGCAAGCTATTCCGCCCTGGAATGGACTCTCAAAATTTATCTCAAACTTAACAGCAGCGCGGCGGTTGAAATTTTAACAACCGCATCGGGTTCGGCTTTTTTTATAAACAAAGATGCTGTTGATACTGTTATACCGCAAGGCAAGTACGCCTATCAATATGTATTCACAAACAATACAACCGGGAAGGTAGAAGTTCCTTACGAAGGATTCGTAGAAGTTAAATCCTTGCTTTCGGTTGCCGGTGATCTCCGCTCCAACGATGAATTGGTTCTCGAAAAATTATACGCCGCCCGCTTAACAATTTCGGGGAGAGACTATGTAGAAATTAATATCGGCGGCAAAGCTGCAAAATTTAAAACGCTTGAAGAGATTGAAGCAAAAATCAATGAGATCGAAAAGAAGCTCGGTCTCGTGGAATCCAAAAGACTTTTATTCAGGTTTGAAAATTAATGGGACTTAAACAAAAAATATTACAAGCAATGGGAGGTGTAGAAAAATCCGTTGTAAACAAACGGGTAATTGTGCGAAGCAATGGAAACCCGCCTCGCCGAAACTTTAAAGCGCCCTTGAAAAAAACCCAA